TACCCGAATGGGCAACACGCTACCGGCGGCCACGTTAACAAATATAACGTTCGTATCATCGTTAGCTAATACAACATTTACATCACCCGCGCCGCCCACGTAGATAGAACGGGTGGATCGGGGTAAATCCGCGTCATCGGCTGGTGTAATCGCGTAGGCGTTCTCTGCTACTGAATCGATGGTTTTAATTTTTTTAGCAAATGGGTCCATGTTCGGTTACTCCGTGGCGTGGCGGTTTATATTTAATGATGATGCATTGCATAGGTGCGAGACTACAGGCGCGGGGTGTGTAACTGGGGGTTATACAATTGAGTTTTTACATGCCTAAATGCTCGATCACTTTGTCCATAATTAATGCCTCGTCCTCTTTACTAAACCCTAGCAGCTCTCGTTTTTCGTATTGTACGTCGGGGCCGTTGGGGCGTACCCGATCCCGCAGGCCGTAATGATGAACGCGGGCAATACTGGCAACGCTGCTAAAAAATCCTATGGCTACGCTGTTCGGCGTTGTTTTTATTTTTAAATATTTAGATTGGCGCAATTTGTAAAACATGGCACGGCGCTTTATACGGCCTGTTTTTTGCTGTTTGCGCGGCGCATAGGGTGTGCCGTCTACGTTGCGCTGGGCTTTGATTCGCGCTTGATTTGATTTGCGTAGTTCGGTACCAATGCTGCGGGCAAGTTTGGCACGTTCAGCGGTGCTGAGTTTGTTAATGAGTGGTTCTAGCCAGTTTTCGAGCTGGGTTAGGTCGTCATTCATGGCCCTAGTTGCTCGTTATTGCCAAACAGGGTTTGCAGTTTGGCGGGTTCGGGTTGTAGGTAGTCGGGTTGGTATTCGTCTTGATAAATCGTTGACCATTTGCCGTCGTCATCGATGTTAATGACGCAGTTTTCAGACAGGGGTAGGGTTATTTCTAGGTCGTAGGTGGTGCGGTTAAGTATGTCGGCACTAAATTTAATAGCGTCGGGTTTTATATCAATCTGGTTGCGTTGCACCCATGCTAACAGGGGCACCATCACTAAGTCGCTGGTGCCCTCCATGTCCATTACAAACAGGGTTAGGGTGTATTCGGTACAAAAGTGCAGGCTGTTTTCGAGACGGCAGTTTAGGTTGCCGCCGTCTATGTGTATATGCAGCGATTCGGGGTTTGTTTTTAGGTGGTCTACGCTATCGAGTAGCCATTTTTGCAGGCTAGCGGGCTTTTTCATTGCGTAGGTTCTCCGTGCAGGCGATGTGGTTGTCAACTTTTGCGGCGCATCGGCCCCAGTCGTGTTCTATCTGTTCTATATCTCTGTTTATGTCACCGGTTTGGGCTGGGTTTGTCGCTGTCAGGTCGCAGGGCGTTAGCATTGGACAGCCATTGCCTGTATTCACTTGATCCGGTGATATGGGGGCGCGTGCGCAGCCGTTTAACAGACTCAGGCAGAGGAGTATTAGCCCACTGGCGATAGGTTTCGTTTTCATTTTCTAGGCTCCGTATCAGTTGCTCTCGTTGGCTGTATTGGCTACGCAGTGCATTGTTTGATTTAGCCAGCGCAGTAATGGCTGCATTTTGGCTGGCTTGGTTTTGTTCTAGCGCATCAATTGAAAGTCGACGCTGTTCGGCCAATTGTGTCGCGGCTGTTTTATCGGTTATCAGCTGGTTGTTTTGCTGATATTGGTAGTAGATAACAGCGCATAAACTTAGGAGTATTAGGCCAATAATCCCGCTGGTGATGAGCTTTGCTTTTAATCCCATGGTGCCACCTCACTATCTTGGTAATTTTCGTAGGCGGTTTGCAGGCGTTTATCGTATTGGTTTTTTTTGTAATTGGGGCCGTTGTAAATACGAGCAAATGCGGCCCAGTCTTGGGCTTGTAGGGCGGTATGTAATTTGCGATCGGCTTTTATAAATTGGCAAAATGCGTGCAGCTGGTTGCCTTCATTTTCGCGCATGGCGCGGATAAAGTCGTCCGGGCTGTTGTAGCCAACGGTTTTCCAGTGGTAGCCCATTATTTGAAACAGGCCCCAGCTGCATGATTCATACGCGCTGGTAATGTCAATGTCGCAGGCGAGTGATAGGCGGTAGTGTTCTGCGGACATACCGCGATAGCCACCGGTAGTGTTGTTGACTAGGTTAGGGTAGCGGCCCTGTAGTTGGGTGATGGCGGCGGCATTAAAGCCGTTGGCTTTTAGCCGTTTTCTCATAATGTGGCGTTCATACAATATGACCACGCGGCCATCGGGTAGGTAGCCATTGCCACGGCTTTCTACATCTTTAATTGCAAAGATGCTGGCGAGGTCGACGTTTAGTAGGTCGGCGGCGCTGTGTAGGTCGCGCTGGCTTAAAAAGTGCTGTGTATCACGTTTAAGCAAGGCGGCCATTGTTTTGTCACCGGCGATCCCGTCGATAACTAGGCTTTTATCTGTTTGTAGTTGAATAACAGCGGCCAGAGTCGCGCTGTTAAATTCTGGTGTGTTGTCTACAGGGTAGCCAAGGTTGTTTAATCGGTGTTTGAGTAGTTTTACATTGCCGCCGGTATCGCCGATTTTTAATAGCATGTTATGACCTACCTATGATCCATTTAATGAGTTGAGAAACATTGCCCTGGGCGTAAAAGATAAACAGTACGCAGACAATAAAAACGGGGATGAGTAGTACGGGTATATCGTGGTTTGTAATTTGTTGGGTCAGTACTGACCAGCCTAGCCAGCCGCAGCCGACAATACACAAGTAGGCAATAATCGATATATGCCGCTTAAATACGCTACCGTTTCGGTGATACAGCAGGATTCGCAGTGCAGCTGAAAATGCGAAGATGGTAATAATAGCGTCTAACCAGTTCACTTTTTTACCCCCTTTATCATGGCGATAATGTCCATCTCTTTTATTTTGTCGACCAGTCGTAGCGCGGCGGTTACACAAATTAGCCCGGCGACAAATGCCGCGATGGCGGTTTGTTCTATAAAGGTGTGCGCGGTGATTTCGGGCGCAGCTTTGTAGCCCATTACTATGCTAATGAGTAGGTAAGCAATACGGTCCCACGCGCCGAGCTCACGGGATGAGATAACAAACAGCGTGGCGCCTGCAAATGCCCCGACTAATGCATTACCGTCGATGCCTGTTAGCGCAGCGGCCAGACTTATACCGAGTGCGGCTGCTAGGGTTAGTCCTGCCGTGGTTGTGGTTGGCTCTGCCATGGTCGCTCCTGCTATGTCCAAAGTGTGACGGTTTGTTGTACTGGGTTTGTTTGTGTAATGGTTGGCATGTTTACGCGCTGACCATGGGGCAATACTGCACCCATGTCGGATAATCCCGGATTGGCGTCATAAACGGCCTCTACTGTGCGGCTAGTTGTGCCGTAGTAGCGGTAACAAATGAGGTCTATTGTGTCGCCTTGTTGTGCAATGACGGTATCCATTAAATCAGCTCCACGGTGGTGTGTGGTTTACCTAAAATGTCACGTACAGCCAGTTGACCTTTGCGGCGGTATTCGTCGGCGGTGTCGTCTTTATCTTCTGCACGCTGTACCCCCGTTGCGCTGCTGTCATAGTCGCGGTATTGCTCTAATAAGTCCGCTTTTGCGAAATAGTAAACGGCACTTTTGTAGCTGCTAATGTGGACGCTTTCATCATCAATATGGTCGGCGGGAACATCGTTTAGTGTGTTAATTCCGGCGTCTAGTTGTGTTTGCTTCCACCCGTTTAGTTCGTTATTGACTCGTTTTATCGATTCAACAAGGGCCATTCGCAGGCGTTCTGGTGTGATGCTTTGTTCTAAACGAATCGCATCACGGCAGGCGCTGGGGCTGATATCAATATAGAAATCGATGTTTACAATATCAGGCTCATTATCGGGGGCTTGGGTGGGGACAAATCCATTCATGGGTGCCTCTGTTAAAAGTTGGGCGGTGGACGGGCTTTACAGAGTTGATAAATCAAACGGTAAACCCCGTGCCGCCCAGTCGCGTGGGACGCTCGGTTAATCGCTAGGCTCTACTCTGGCGATTTTTGTTCTTTCTCGGGTTCTGCAATGGTTTTTTGCAGGGCCTTAATAGCTGTTTTTACGCCCATTTTATCTTTTAGGCTGTCGGCGGTTTGCAGGTGGTTAAGGGCTGTTTTGGGCTCCTCTTCCTGTAGCTGCGGGTGCAGGCCAATGGCTTTATGCAGCTTGGCTTTTACCGGGTCGGGCATGTCTTTGCCGCCCACCATAAATGACACCTGTTTTAAGATGGCAAAATCCATCTCATGTTTTAGCGCGGCCTCGGCGATGTCTTCAGCGACAATACAGGCCAGCGTGCGCTGGAATTTGTCCGGTGGTGTTAGGTCGTGTTTTAGGGCGTAGGTAATAAGTGGCAGCGCTTTGTCATACAAGCCTGCATCAATGTGCCAGATTAGCGCGTACATGAGGACCTCGTCCTCTATACCGCTGTCGGCGGCCAGTACGCCTTCTAAATACGGAGTGTACTCGGCTAAAATTTCGGCTTTTTTCTTGGCTTTTGTCTCAACTGATTGGATGTTTTTTAATTGCATCCGGTGTTCGTACAGTTGCGCCATCATCAGTTCGTATAGTGATGCATCTGGGCGTGTTTTTGTGTCCGCTGCGGCAGCGGTTTCTTGCGCGGCGCGCATTTTTTGAAAGTGGCGTTTTGCTGGTGATGTCATTGCGGGTCCCCTCGCGTGTAAATAAGGGCCCTATATGGGCCCTTTTTCGGTTTTAACCGGCGGTTAGTCTTCAGTCGTTACGATGTTTTCGATCAAACAACCGCGTGCGTACTCTTCAACAATGTAATCATCGTTGGATGATTCATAGTTCTCGATGCGATCGCGTTTGGGGTTGTCTTCAATGTGACGACGGCGCTTACCTTCCTGGTAATACACAGATAGGTTATCCAGCGGCTGGATGAAGATCGTGCCAGCAGGTACATAAGGAACACGTACAGCAGGGATGCCGCCCACGCGTTTTTGGCTGATAACGATATCCGTTGCCATCTGCTCGGTCGCTGGCTGTGACTGGTTGATCATTGGGAAATATTTATCCGCTAGTAGATCACGGCCCATAATTGCAACCAGCCCAGTATCTTCTTGGTATTGAGGATCGATTAGGTTGTTAACCGCATCAAAAACGAGTGCGTCTAGGTTTTCGTAGTCGCCGCCTTCATAAACAGTGATTTCACCAGAGGATGCAACAACCTCATCCATGACACGCGCAGGGGCGTTTGTGCGGTATTTTTGTAACCAACCGATATTAACGTCCTGCAACAATGGATAGGTAGAAATATCCGACGTAACAGCATAGCTGGTACCGTTAAATCCGATCATGATGCGGTCGAGCGCTTGACGGTGCAAAATAGCGTCGCGAATGCGGATTTGGAAGTCGTTAAACTTGGCCCACATATCCAGTTTTGCGTAGGTTAGGTGCGTATCGCTGTTGTTTTTACGCAGCTGATAACCGTCGTCGTCTAGGGTTGATGGGTCTTTAGTCGAACGCTCGCCGCTACCCGATGTATCCGTGTTGCTGGCAATCGGGCCGCTAATACCAAGGCCCAGCTTCTCGCCCTGCATTTCTTCAACGCCGACCATATTAATACGGCCTAGGAACTCGGACGATTCCTGCATTTTTGTTTCTAATTTTTGCTGCACGCTAGGCGTTACGCTGAATTTTTTACCAGCATCATCAACGCCGTTAATGGCAGCAATTTGTGTTGTGAATCCATTAAATAGGATGCGCGTTTCGTTTTTCATGTTCGTGTTCTCCAGTATCCATTTAGGGCGGTTATTTTCGTTAAGACAGGCGATTAACAGTCCGTTGTTGCCTGCTCGCCTAAATCACCCCCAGTTGCAGGAGGACGTTTTTTAAATTGTGAATTAGGTTGCTTTTCTAACTCGGTTTTTAGAGTAGTGAACTCGTCCTGCAGATTTTCTAGCTCGGTTTTTAGCGTGGAAACCTCGGAGCTTTCGCCCTCGCCCAATGCTGAAAACTTGCTTTTTAACTCATCTAGCGCAGCAGTTAGGCTGGAAACTTCTTCGCCGATAATCATTACCGCCTGGGAAAAGTCTTCGTTTTTATCTGACTGCTCAGATTCTTGCTTTTTAGAGCGGTTAAATAGATCTTTTAGGCGATCGCCTAGGGTGGATTCATCTGCAAAGTTCATTTCTGTTTCAACAGCAGACGAAAATAGGTTTTCTGGTTTTAGCTTGCGTGTGGCTAGCGGGTTGTTATCTTTTTGGCCCGCTGCAAATTGCAGCATTTCGGTGCCCAGCGAGGCGGGCGAATCAGTTACTGCCAAGCCAACTAAGTAGGCGGTATCAGAATCAGCAAACGCGGGGTCGACTTCCATTGATGTAAATATCTTTTGCCCTTTACGGTTTAAATCGACCAGTTCTGGGGTTGGCTCAATCGTGGCGTAGAGCGCCAGTTTATCTTCATCATCGATTTTTACTGTTTGGGTTGATAGGGCGACGACGTTACCGAACGCTTTAAATTCGCCGTTGGGCATGATGCCGCGAAAATGTTCGCAGTTAATGCGGGCCATATATTTATCGGGGTTGTAACTGGCGGCCATTTGTTCCAGCCAGTCGCGCTCAATTACGCGGCCGTCCGTGGTGGCGCCTGCTACTGCAATGCGAAATGGTTTGCTTTTGAGCTTCATCCGGCTGTCCTCTGTTCGGTTTTGTACGTCTGGTTCGTTTCAATAGCACCTATGGTGTGGCTTGTAGGCGGATTTGGGCAACGTGCGAGCGATGTATAACCGCGCGTTACATTGGACGACTAAATAAAGAGTAGGGGGTTAGGCGGTAATCTGGCGGGTATGAATGCACCCGTTGTGAATATTGAAGACCAGGACAACCGACGAACTGCCAAATTTTTATATTGGCAGGGCTTCCGCGTGGCCCGTATTGCTGAAATTATCGGCGAAAAGCCGCCAACGGTTCACAGCTGGAAACAACGCGATAAATGGGAGGAGTCAAAACCCATTGAGCGTGTCGAGGGTGTTTTAGAGGCTAGATTAATTCAACTCATTTTAAAAGACCCTAAAGAAGGAAAAGATTTTAAAGAGATCGACCTGCTAGGTCGTCAGATTGAGCGATTGTCGCGGGTGCGTAGATATGAGCAACCCGGCGGTAACGAAACCGATCTAAGCCCTAAAATAGCAAACCGTAATAAAGGCCCTAAGAAAAAACCGGTTAAAAATGATTACAGCGATGAGCAAGCGCAGCTGCTGCGTGATGCGTTTATGGATGAGCTGTTCGAATATCAAAAACACTGGTACCGCGCGGGACAGAAAAATGATATTCGAAATATTTTAAAGTCGCGGCAGATCGGTGCAACCTACTATTTTGCACGCGAGGCGTTTTTAGATGCGATCGAAACGGGCCGCAATCAGATATTTTTATCCGCATCAAAAGCACAGGCGCACGTATTTAAAAAATACATTATTAACTATGCACGCAGCGTGGCTGATTTAGAGATAACCGGCGACCCCATCATCCTACCCAATGCCGCTGAATTGCATTTTCTAGGTACCAACGCACGCACGGCCCAAAGTTACACTGGCAATCTGTATTTTGATGAATACATGTGGACGCATAATTTCCAAGAGCTGCAAAAAGTAGCGTCGGGCATGTCGCTGCATGCCCATTGGCGCGAAACCTATTTTTCTACACCATCCAGCGTTAGTCATCAGGCGTACCCTTTTTGGTCCGGTGATCTGTTCAATAAAGGACGTTCTAAGAAAAACCAAGTGGATTTTGATGTCAGCCATCAGGCACTTAAAGAGGGGTTGCTGTGCGGCGATGGTATGTGGCGCCAGATCGTAAACATCGAGGACGCGGTCGCGGGCGGTTGTAATTTGTTCAACATGGATAAGTTGCGCCTTAAATACAACGAGGCTGATTATAACAACTTGTTGATGTGTGAGTTTGTCGACGATAACACCAGTGTTTTTGGCCTAATGCTGTTGCAAAAATGCATGGTCGATAGTTGGGAAACGTGGTGCGATTTTTATAAACCGTTTGCAGTGCGCCCAGTGGGTGAGCGTCAGGTATGGATTGGCTACGATCCAAATGGCGAAACCGAAAACGGTGATAACGCTGGCTTAGTTGTTGTTTTGCCGGCCAACGGCAAAGGTGATAAGCACCGCATTATCGAAAAACACCAGATCCGTGGCTTAGATTATGAAGCGCAGGCTGCGCTCATTAAAACATTAACTCAACGCTATAACGTGGGTCACATAGGCATCGATGTAACGGGGATCGGCTCGGCAGTTGAGCAGCTGGTGAGAAAATTCTATCCAGCGGTTAAAAGCTATCAATACAGCCCCGAGGTTAAAACCCAACTGGTAATGAAAACGTACAACATCATTAGCAAGGGCCGATTAGAATTTGATGCGGGTTCTACTGATATCGCTCAATCGTTTATGTCTATCAAAAAACAAATGACCAACGGCGGAAAATCCATGACTTATGTTGCAGGACGAAGCGGTGCAACCGGGCATGCTGATTTAGCGTGGGCAACGATGCATGCACTAGATAAAGAACCACTAGACGGCGACATACAAAATACAACTGGCATTATGGAGATCTACTAATGACCGACAAACAGAAAATAATCAGACCTGCAGTAATGGCCAGCGACAAACCAAAAGCCGAGGCGTTCACCTTTGGTGATCCGGTACCGGTTCTCGATAAAAGAGAGCTGCTGGATTATCTGCACTGTATGCAAATGCAAAAATGGTATGAGCCACCCGTTTCACTTGATGGTTTAGCTCGATCGTTCCGATCAACACCGCACCTAAGCAGCCCAATGTATTTTAAAGCCAACGTGCTCACCAGCTCATATATTCCGCACAAACTATTAACCCGCGACCAGTTCCGCCGCTGGGTTTTAGACTATATGTATAGCGGTAACGGCTACCTAGAACGACAGGAAAATAGACTCGGTGGAGCGTTAAAACTGTCTCATTCACTAGCTAAATATACCCGCCGTGGCATCGATTTAGACACTTACTGGTTTGTACGCGGCTATAACCAAGAGCATGAGTTTGAAACCGGCAATGTATTTCATCTAATGGAAGCCGACATTAACCAAGAGATCTACGGCCTACCGGAACACATCCCTGCATTAAACAGTGCCTGGTTAAACGAAGCGGCAACACTATTTCGCCGTAAGTACTACCAAAACGGGAGCCACGCTGGCTTTATTTTATACATGACAGACACGGCACAAAACGAAGGTGATATCGACGCGCTGCGCACAGCATTAAAAGACAGCAAAGGGCCGGGCAATTTCCGAAACCTGTTTATGTATGCCCCCAACGGTAAAAAAGACGGTATTCAAATAATGCCGATCAGCGAAGTGGCCGCAAAAGATGATATCGGTACCATCAATGAAATAAGCGTAAAAGCAATGCAAGTCTCTAGCCGCGTCCCACCCCAGCTAATGGGCCAATCACCCGAGGGTAATAGCTCGTTTGGTGATCCACTCACGGCAGCAAAAGTATTCAACCGCAACGAGTTAATACCCTTGCAAAGCCGCTTTGAAGAACTAAACGAATGGATCGGCGAAGAAGTGATTAAATTTAAGCCTTACAACATAGAAGATGAGGCTGAATAAAAAACGGCCTCGAATGAGGCCGAAAACTACCTATAACGCGGGGCGATGACTAATCTCATTAATAAATCGCTGCCGCATTTTCATATGTTTCTCTGGTTTTTTTAGTGGCTCACTATGCGCCATTATAAACTTGTCACCCCAGTCGATTAATCGCAATACCTCTGCAAACTTCCAAACCAGTGATTTTAATTCAGGGTCATTTGTAGCATCCGCTTTATCAATTAGATCGCACTGCGCCAGTGACAATCTACGCATAGTAGAATCAGATAAAACACGGTAACTATGCATCTGTTTAGTATTAACAATCACGTTCATAGCGCACCCCCAATAGAAACAGTATCGAAAATACGCACACAAAATGCTAAATTAGATATAGCCATGACGAAGTCACCTTTCGTTGTTGGTTAGGCCTCGTTGGATGTTGGTAGCATCCTTCGGGGCTGTTTTGTTTTTAAGTCCCTCCATTATTATCCTCCTTCCTATTTGTTGTCAATAATTAGTTTAAACTTTAAAAAATTATGATATATTGACCTAAATTGTATCAAATTAGAGGCTTATATGAAAAAAGTTGCTACAGGTGCTCAGATAAAAATGGCTAGAGCTTATGTGGGTTGGTCAGTTAGGGAATTATCTGAATTAGCAGGGGTTAGCGGGTCAACAATCAAAAGACTCGAATTAATCAAAGGTTACGGCAATATTTCGGTTGATAATGTAAATAAGATAACGATCGCATTAGAGTCATCCGGAAAAATCCGCTTTGAAGGCGAATGCTGTGTTTGTGTAGCCGATCAAAAAGAAGGAGATAACGATGAACACTGAAATGATGCCCGTCCCATTCAAAGGGGCAACACTGTATTTAGCAGAAGATCATCAAGAACCCTATGTCCCGATGCGGCCTGTTGTTGAAGGAATGGGGTTAGATTGGAAGACTCAGTATAGGAAGGTTACATCTGAGTCTGGCCGATGGTCGACCTGCGTGGTCATCATGACCACGCAGCTACCTGGTGACACACAAAATAGAGAGGTGGTTTGTATGCCTCTCAAAAAACTTCCCGGCTGGTTGATGAGTATCGACCCGAACAAGGTCAAACCCGCCGCCGCGGAGTCCCATCAGCATTCGGAGTTTGCACTATGAATTCAGAAATGATGCCCGTTCCATTCAAAGGGGCAACACTCTATCTAGCAGAAGATCATCAAGAACCCTATGTACCGATGAAACCAGTTGTAGAAGGTATGGGGCTGGACTGGGGTACGCAGTATAGAAAAATAACTACAGAAGGTGGTCGATGGGTTTCAACCATTGTCATGATGACAACGGTTGCCGAGGATGGAGGTAATAGAGAAATGATCTGTTTACCCCTCAAAAAACTACCCGGCTGGTTAATGAGTATCGACCCGAACAAGGTCAAACCCGAGATCCGCCAAACCGTCATCGACTACCAAAACGAATGCGACGATGTTCTTTGGGAATACTGGTCAAATAGAGGTATTGGCAAAGCCTTTAAATCGGAAAGCGGTTTTAGCCCAGCCGCGTTTAATGGGCATGAAGAAGGATCTTTAAACCCGTTCTTCAGGGAGTTCAAAACCATGCAACGATTCAATATAGCGCTTGGTTACAGCCGCCAAGCATCGGCACGTAAGGCCAATGAATTCGTGCATACGGTGTATGGTTTAGACATGTGTGAACTAAACAATACGCCAGCAAATACTATTTGTTCTGATGATCATTTAGAGCTAGAAACGCAGCGAATAAATGCAGGTAAACAATCACATGAGATAGATGCTTTTTGGGCAACCTACTACAAGCTCACAGGCCAGCTATCATGCTGCCTCAACCACAGTAATGACCCGTCATTTATTGCACTAAACATAAAGCAATTTAAGGAGGCCTGCATAGCTAATGGCCTGCCGATAGCACGAGTGCTTTCTAGTAAAAAACAGCTTCAATTCAGCAAGAAACCAGCATTCATGGAATCAAATAAGGTGATCAATAGTACTATCACTAAGAAAGCAATCCGTTGCTGGATCTTCGCACTTAATTAGCAGTTATCACCATGATGGTGACAACCGAACCGGGCCAAGCGCCCGGTTTTTTTATGCCTGCCCGTCTCAGTCCAGATTAGCCGCCAACCCCAAAGCCTCGCGCTCATCCCTCCACGCCTGCGGGCTTTTAAAAGTGCTTATTTTCTTACATATGTAAATGTACATGGATGAGGCGTTATGACTGGGGTTGTAAAGGGTTTTTGGTATTGATTTAATTACGCGTATTTATGCAGTAAACGCACCATATGTGGGCTTATATAGAGTCTACGGACAGCGATAGTACATGGGATATTTCTAATTTGGACCTCGGAAAGAAGTAAGGGAAGTAAGGTGTGTTTTTTGTTTTCCCAAGATACTGATTTAAAAGGATATTTTTATTTTTTTTCCTTACTTTGAAAAGTAACCTCAAGTAACTAGAAAAGTAAGGGCTTTATAAGCTGTTGATTTTAAATGTTTTTTTGTTTTTGTGAATTTACTTTTTAAGGAGTAAGGTTTTTACTTCTCACTTACTTGTTTAGTTACTTCTTGCGAGCTTGAATTTATCTTTCAAAAACAACGCCTTGCCTGTTTTTTTATGTTACCTTACTTCCCGTACTCTTTTCCGAGGCCCACCGGATTTTTTTTATTTTCTCGCCTACGCGTGTATGTGCGCGCGCGTTATATATAAATGCTGTGGGTTTGTTGGAATGTGTTTGGAAGGTTTTGTTATATTTTATCGTTTGTTGATTCCCCGTATTTCGGGGCTTTCAGGGCTGTTTTGTTGTGTTTACAAGGGTTCGAATCCCTCCCTGACCGCCATCTATTTAAAACGAAAAAGCCTTGCTTAACCGCAGGGCTTTTTTGTGTCTGCGATTCAGAGGGATGAGAACCCGAGAAGAGGGTTTGAGCCGAGCGAAG